ATTTATCTACCATCTTTTTACAATTCTGGCATTGTAATGCTGACCAGGATAAGTGATATATCTGGCCTAAAGAATTACACTCAGGGCATTTTATAACTGCACCTGAGTATCTTTTACATCTTGAATAGCGTGTAATTTTAACAAATTCCATTATCCTTTATCCCTTAATTTCTGTTCAAAAGCTATCTTACTTCTTTCTTCTGGTGTAATAATATATTCTGCATCACTATATGGACTATCTCCATCAGGTGTAGGGTCAATATCATAAGGACTGTCATATTGATCTTTATAAAAGTCTTGTACCCAATCCCACCAATCGTTAATTAAACTTGCATCATCAGGTAATGCAGCAGCATATGTATCTTCTGGATGGTCTATACAATACATATAAAACCAATCTTGAAAATCTCCAATAAGTTCTTTAAATACAAAATTATCTTCTGCTAATTTTAAAGCAAAATCTTTTATGTATTCTTCATGTTGTTGAGCTAAAAAAAGTTCATCATATTCTTTAAGAACTTTATCTGGTAATGGGTTATCAATCATTGGTATCCTCGATAATGTCATAAATTTTGCCAACTTCCCAACTATCATCAGCAGGTTGTTCGCCATTGTCAGTAATAACGTAAAAGTGATTTATACCACTTTCTAATTTTTCTCTAGCTTCCTCTTCAGAGTTAGCATTAACACAAATGATTCCAGTTTGTGTAACAGTAAATTGGTAATCAGCCATTATTCCCACTCCACATAATATGTTTCGCTTGGTGCAGATACTTCTAAAATATCTCCATCATCAAAAAGATCGCACCATTCGTTTTTAAATTCTTCAGAAATTTCTTCTAAATTATTTATACATTGATATGGAATCATATCAGCTTCCTCCACCAGTTCATCTAAACTAATAGTTGCTTCATTTTGATTATTTAATTTGTCTTGGATTAATCGAACAGCACTCTGCCAATCTTCTTTGTAATCTGCATACTTCCATTGTAAAAAAGCTACTCTATCGAGCAAAAGTCTTTGTTTTTTCATAAAATTTTTGTATTTTGGAAAGTACTGGACTTACACGATTGACACAATTAATGCTGTCGTTAAACAGGCTTACATTAGTGTTACGATGCCAGTTAATTAATTAGTGATTCTCATGAGAATTTCTCACTAAATTTATCTTGTAAGTTTTTGACAAAATTTAAAGAATATCCAAGTTCTTTTTCATATTCTTCATCATAGTTAATTAAATAATCATTAATTAAACCATTTAAAAATTGAATTTCTTTTTGATGAAATTTCATAATTTTCTAAGCTCCTTTTTTAATTTTGTAATTTCAGAAAATAATTTAATTTTTTCTGATATTGGTAATTTTTCTATTTCTTTCATTGATGTTTCTATCTGGTGTTCTATCTGAGCTTTAAATTCAGCTAACTTATTAGCTTTATCAATACTTGGTATAGATAGTTCATTATAAATCTTGTCATACCATCTATAGGCAGTTGATTGACTAACTTTAAAATGACCTATGAAATATTTAATACACTCACTTTTTCTTTTCTCATCATAAATAAATGTTTGAGCTATACCTTTAGCTTCATCTTTATTTTCTTCCCAGTTATCTTTATCAAGCATTTTATTTATCCTCCCTTATTTCATCAAATTCATAGTTATAAAACATATCATCCTGATTGACGTCACTATATTTATAGTGACCTCTATTGTATTTAGCTATCGCTTCATCTTTTGATTCAGCTTCGATATAAATATCGTTATAACCAGTAAATTTTTCTTGAATAATATATTTCATTTATCTATTCTCCAAACAAGATTGACACATTGATACTGGTATTCTCATGTAATGAACAACAGTATTCATACCGTCAAAAATTTCTGTTTGACCGTCAACTTTTTCTCCAAGTGCTATGCTTTTTTGACCGTATAAATCTCCTTTATTAATTAAAGATTTACACTGATAACACTTTCTTTCTTTTCTGGTTTTTTTAAGTTTCATAATAATGAAAAACGTAAGTACAATAATCTCCACCTAATAAGTCAGGTAGAAAAGGATATTCAAAACTAATATCATCTTTAACATCTACACATATCCACTTATCTAATTCCAGATGTTCTAAAGTTTGTTGAACTTGATCTTCCTCTCCATCTTCTAATCCCGAAGCATCATTATTAACTAAGTAAGATGCCCAGTAAATAGGCAGTCTTACTTCAGTTACATCATTACAAGTCATATTCATCACCTGTATATCCTTTTCTAAAGT